CCAGCTCAGAGTCCCGCAGGCTCTCGTTCCAGCCAGCAGTAAACCCGGAGGCGGCAGCACCCCCGGCTGATAATGTGTCCAGAAGAAATCCTCCTGCAGAGCCAAGCACATCACTAACAAGAGACTTGCCCTCGCCTAAGAAATCCGTGATGGGTTCTGCCCCGGCTTGAAGCGACGTAAGCATAGAGTTGAACTTGGCTTTTACTTCTTCGGTGACACCGGGAGCATCATCCATCTCTTCTGCGTGAGCTGACATGAAAGCGGCCAACTGTTCCTTGGGTACGCCACCTGTTCTTGCTAGTTTCTCTTGGGCCTGAAAGGGAGTAAGTGTAAAGGGGACCCCCTCTTTCTTGGCCTTTATTTGCTTTTCAGTTCCAAGAGTTTCGTCGTCAATAAATGCACCCTTCTTAGATGCTTTTTCTAAACCAGCTTGCCCAGATCGTATCTGTTGTTTTCTAATGGTTTTGTATTGAGCGATTTTTAATTTGGCCAAATTGCGAATAACGCCTTTTCTCTCCTTGGGCGATGAGTACTGGCGGTCGGCAATCTCTTCCAAAGCTGAATCAATGGCTCTTCTTATAATTGACTCTTCGTCATCCAAGCCAATTTCAAGGTCTCTGTACTTTTCTGCTGTGTCAAACGCCCTGTCCCCATACTTTAAGCCAAGCACATCATAAGACTTATCAAGCTGGTTTTCCGCAAGAGATTGAGACGTTTCAAATGGAACATCTATTGGATATATTTTGTCTGCCTTAGCCACTTATAGGCCTTCTGCTTACTTGACTCGAAAGCTCATCAAATACATCTTGTCCGTCAGGGTCGTCAGAGAAGTTTGTGGGGGTGGGTTGCGGGTTGCTTACTGCCCGAGGAGAAGGAATGCCCCCCGTGTTAACCAGTCCTGGATTGTGTTCTAAATTATAGTTAGCCTGAAGCTGTTTAAAATTTCGCATAGCGTCCAGGTTAGCCTTCTCCGCTTNCTCNATAGCTAGTTGCGCTGCAACCTTCTCTNCTGTTGGTGTTCGGCGATTATCCATCAGTGTTTTGAGCTTCTTGTTGGCAGCGGCAAGGCGCTTATTCGTTGCGTCCACAGTCCTGTACGAATTGCTCAAGGCTATTTTCTGAGCATCAAGGCTTTCTTTTTGCGTTCTTTTTTGTGCCCTATCTGAGCTACGGCCAGACTCAACCAGACCACGATGCTTCATCATCTCATTGTGCTGTGCTTGTCTCTGGGCCCTGTCCTGCCCTCTTCCATATTCGCTAACAAGGGAGCGTTTCATTGCAGCTTGGTCTTGCTGTTGTCTTCGCTCCATTAAGCCAGCTTGCTCTATGCGCTCTTGCATAAGCTGCGCCCTTTGCTTGAGAGCCATCTCCTGCTTTTCGCGTTCGTGTTTTTGTTTTTGGTCTTGGGTCCGAAGGATATAATCCTGGGTGTCCCGCATGTTCTTATCGCGGCGCATCAGGTCTTCTCGCTGCTTTAATGAGCGACGCTCAGAGTCCTGCCGCTCTTGTGAAAGCATAGCAAGATACAAGCTATTTGCTAGCGGTATGCTTTGAATTGCCATGACTATAACTCTCCTAAATTGCCGCCGGGCAGGTTGCTTCGGCGCACAAGTTCCGCCATGTCAGGATTCTGGTCTTCGAGAAAATTACCAAGACCGTACGCTCTGCTTCCCTGATTCAAGGCTGCTGCCTGATTAGAAAACGCCCCGCCAGACAAAGTGCTTCCTCTCCCTGCAAGGTTTCCAATAGCCGGGTCTCCGCCCATCTGCAGTTGGAAGTCATTAGTCATACTGTCAAAAGACTTTTGTCGTCTGTCCAGGTCTTGAGTGAACCCAGGGTTGGGTGTTGTTCTGGATGCGCCGCCGTACCCCATTGACTTGCCTACGCTCATTGCTGCCTTGGCCGCCATGGATGGGTCAAGCCCTGCAAGCTGAGCACCGAAGTCAAACGGGTTACCACCCTTTGCTGCAGCCATTCCCATTCCGAGACCGGCGCCAGCAATGCCGCCAATAGCCGCACCCATTGGGCCAAACATTGAACCAACACTTGTTCCGAGCATTGCAATGTTGGACCACACGCTGTTGGCCTTCTTGCGTTCTCGCTCTTGAATCGCCTGCTGCCGGTTCTTGTCAAACTGGGCCTGCTTGCGAAGAACGTCGCCATACTTTCGCCGCGCAGTGATCATGTCTTGATACTTGCCTACTGACTTGCGGGTCTTTTCTTTTCGGGCTGTTCGTCGAGAATCAATAACATTTGCATAATGTTTTCGAGCGGCCTCTACTTTGTCACCTTGTCTATTTGCTTTGTATGGCACTTGTTATCTCCCCGGATCAAGCAGGCCTGATTGCTGCAGTTCCGCTAAAATTTCATTTGCAAAATCGGTACTTCCCCACGCCCCTGAGCTTCCTGACTGGTCCACTGAGTACAGGCTTCTGTTTACTATCTCTCGAAAAAGACCAGGCTGACTCATGACCCACATATACAGCTTGTCTGGGTCATCATTAACGTTCGTGTTGCCATAGTTATCGTCGTAATACTCTTGCCCATGAACTCCCATTAAGTCGGCTAGGCCGCCAAGACTATTTGAATCACTCCCAAGGTTGCCTAGGCTTAACTCCGCATTGTTCCAGCCTGCAGCGTCAGCCATGTTATTAACAAGGTCTTTAAGCTGGTCGCCCCTTACAGTGTTCCCGTTTTCGTCGGAGTAGGTGGTGTCATCCCAAAAAACCTCGTCCGCCATCTGCTCGTAAGCGTCTTCCCATCTATAGCTTTCATCATCCAGGGCGTCGACCATTTGCGATACGGCGTCCTCAAAAGACATTTCCCCATCGTACCATGACGCCATCGGGTTAGAAGATAAATTATTGTCCCGCATGTACTGTTCGCGTTGATCAGGGGGCAATGCCGCCATGGCTTGCGCGTGTTCTTCTGATATTCCGTAATCGTCATTGTTCATTACAGAGTCATCGTCAGAGTAGCTAATGCTGGAAGAGTAGCCCTGCATGCTGTTGTCCAGCGGAGGAGCGCTGTCAGGGTAAACTTCTTCCCATGTCTGCCCTTCGCTGTTTCTAAGGCCGTTTGGAGTTGGTCGCCAACCCTCTCTGTATAGGGCTTGAGCAGATGCATCGTTTGGATCAAACTCTTCGCCCGTCCCCTCGCTTTGCCCTGTGCCTGCGTTTCCAGGAAGGTCTACGCCGCCACCACCACCTGTGCCGCCTGTACCTGTGCCGCCTGTACCTGTGCCGCCTGTACCTGTGCCGCCTGTACCTGTGCTGCCTGTGCTTTGGCCCTGATTCTCTGTAACCCAGTCATTAGAAGCTGCGCCACCTTCCCCTGCCCCCATCGGCATGCCGTCCATAGATTCGATTGACTTGATATCTAGATCATGAGCCTTGTCTTCATCAGACATCTGCTCCGCAAAGGCTCTTCCTCTTTCGGACTCATTGAGACTTGATACCTTATCCAGCCAGCCAAGCTGAGCTTCTCGCATCTTGCCTCGAATTGCCCGGTCTGCTTCTTCCATTGCAGCTGCGCCCATGGCAGAGGTGGTTGCCATTGCCCCACCAAAACCGCCACCAACAGAGCGACCAGCTAAGGCATTCATTTCTGCCTGTCGTCTTTGCTGCTCAGATATTCCCTTGATTATAAGACCCTGGGATTCTCCGCGCTCGGCTTCAAGGTCAGACATATACTGATCAAACATGGCCCGCTCTTCAGCTAACCTGTCAAAGTACTCGCTATCTTCGCCAGCGCCTTGGGTGCCTGTATCCTGGCTGCCAATTAATCCGCTTTGACCAAACCCGCCCCCGCCAAAGTTTCTATACTCACCGGTTTCAGCATTTCTTATTTCGTCATGCATTGCGCCCTTGCCCTGGCCAAGCAAGCGAAAGTCTTCCATTCCGGGGGCCACTTCAGGCGCTCCGCCGGTACCTGCGGCAAATTCGCCACCACCCCCAGAAGGGGCATTACCCATGAGGCCACTATAGCCCCCGCTCGATCCGCCAAGAAAACCTGAAGGGCCATCAGTAGAGTATGCGTTAACGCCAGCAACCTGATTAGGGTCGCTTGAGTTAGTTGCCGGCGCCCCCATTGCCCCCGAGTTTGCCAAGGTCTGAATACTTGCTGGCATCGTACGCGGGGTGCTTATATCTTTTGCGTTTGGAGCATCAGACTGGCTGCTTTGACTTGTTGGGGGAGAATCAAGCCCCTGAACCGGCATACCCGGAACTCCGGGACGCGCTCGGTTTAAAGCAGCCGTACCCTGTCTTGATGAGCTTTGGCCGGCATTCTTTGCGTTCGGAGCAGCAGACATAGGGCTTTGATTAGCCGCCTGCTGTCCGTTGTTTCGCTTGCGCTTTCGAGATTGCGCCATGCCTTGATAATCTGCTGCAGAAAATTCCATGTCTTATCCCTTAAGCCTGGATGTCCCGTTCGAGTAATAATGAAACCTTAAGATAACTTGGAGATGCCGGGGTGTCCGTGTCATCCATTGCATTAGCATCTGGGTTTGTTACGACCAGCGCAAAGAACCGAGACAGCGCACTGTCAAAAGCAATCGTTGCAGAATCCACCGTGCATTGCTTTGAGTTGGTAACGGTTGCGGAGCCCTTTGTTAAAACCTGTGCTCCAATGACAGTAGCGACAGCCGCATAGTTTCCATTTGCATCGTACTGAGCCCACACGACATCAAAGGTGCCTGTGCCGCCGCCAACATCCGTGCATACCCATGACGCATTAAGAAGAGTCCATGAGCCCTGAGTACCACTTAAGCCAGGCAAGGGAACCATGTCCCTGAACTGGTCATCGGTATCGAGCCCTGTTCCATCGCCGCGAGATTCAAGGGTCACAACCGTGTACTCTTTAGATGCCGCTAGTTTACTAACCGCGATTGCTGCACCAGTCTTAATATCAGTGTTGTCTATTCCTGCATTAAACTTGTTGGTAATTGTCGTAAAGTTACCTTCAAGCTCTGATTTGGTAATCGTGCTAGATAAAGATGTTGTTAGCGAAATCGTCATATCATTCCTCTTAAATCACGTCAGCGCCAACGCTAGACAAGTAAACAACCCATGGGAAAAACTTAGCATAACTTTTGGTTAACGACGACTTAGAAACAACTCCAGGTAAAACATTGTGTGTTCCGTCAAGAACTACGTGGTTTACCGGGATAACTCGGTGGTTGCTGTTTGCGTCGGACACTAAGCCCACACTGTTGTTTGAAACGTAGGCTCCCATAAAGTAAAAAACATCAGGCAAAAGAGTAACAGTTTCAGAAAGAATTTTATCTTTTACCCCCGTAGAAGCTCCAGAAAACAAAGCTTCTGATGACGGAACCTTGGCAAAAAACTTACCCTGAGGCCTATCGGAGATGTATTGGTATATTGCAACCCGCACAAGACTGGACGCCGATGCCGTTGTTACACGTATTCGGGCTGACGTTGCCTTCAGGGCCCTGGTTAGACGCGGCAAGGGGAACAGCCTAAAGTCTTGGGTGTAGCCTGTTGAAGCGGCAGTGTCGCCCCCCAACATGTTCATGGGCATAATAAGCCATTCATCTTCTCTGGGTATATCCCGAGATCGACGGTCAAAAGACTCGGCTTGGGCTATTCCTGAATCGGGGCCCACCCTGTATCCTCTTCCGAACGGCAGCTCAGGCATGGCTATCTCCTAGCCTGACCAGAAAATGCAACATCGATACCTGCAATAGTCATTGGGGTATTGTACGTAGAGTTTGAAACTTTCACCTGAAACCAATCGGCCTGTTTTCTAAATGCCACCCGGCGGGCTCTTCGTCTTTCTGCGACATACTTATCTGTTCCGCTTACCGCAGTCCCGTAGGTAGCTTCTGACGATTCCGTCATGACAACAGAACCAGAGTCGGCGCCAGCATCATCGTCATTAGCAATGGCTTCAACCGTAATGGTTCCCATTTTGTTGTTGCCTAAAACCTCTATTTGCCGAAGTGTTCTTCTGACGTTTGTATTTTCGCCCAGCCTCTGGCTAACAACATGGCTTTGTATTGTGGCGCCGTGGTCATGATTTCCCGTGTCCATTCTAAACACGGACTGAAAGCTGTCCATAAAATAGAGAACCTCATCATCAAAACCATCTTCATCAACAAGCCAGTACTGGGCCGGGATGTCCCATTCCCACCAAGCGTCGTTTTTGTAGTCGTAAACCAGGGTCTTGTTATTGTAGAAGGAACCGTCAACAGCCACTGATAAAAGGTACAGACTCTTAGTCTTCCAGTGAGCAGAGCAAGCAATGTCTCGTCTTCCGGGGGTAATTGACTCGACAGTTTCATGAACTCTGTTTGATAACTTTTTAGCGTTTGGAGTTCCGTCATACGAATAAACGCCGTCTTCAGCCAAGAACAACAAATTGCCTCGAACCTGCTGAACGCTTGAGTTGCTTACGCAACCAACCCCCGACACGACCTTGATTGGGCTGTAGTGCTCTACAAGTGTTGCGGAGTTTGGCCCCGTGTTAACCATGTTCCAAATTGAATCACTCTTAAAAACAGTAACGTATTCCCCGTAGGCAGACATTCCCGTAATGACACTGTTGTCATCTTCCATCAAGGGCTCAGCAGAGAGCACGGGCCAGACAGTGTGAAAGGGGGCAGCAGCTGACCACCTTATTTCGTATGGCAAGTCTTCCATTCCGCAGCACCACAATCGTCCTTTAAAAAACGTAATGTATTTTGCTTTAGGAAACTCCTTAAGCTGAATAACCAGGCTTGTGTCGTAAGCTGCACCTTCGCCTACTGCAAAGTCTCTGTGTTCCACAACCGCTTCGGAAGCTCCGGTGTTAACGTGCAGTCTCCCAACCTTGTCGCCCGTTGCGACAAACGCTTCTTGGTACTGCGGAACAACTGCAATGGTTCCTCTCCTGTCGTCAAAGGGCAATCCGAGAGCAGGAGATGATTGAATGTTGTCGAGGGTTAAGGTTTCACCTGTGTGAATTGCTGCAGTATTTTTGGTTGAAAAATAAATATAGCGTTTAGTCGTTGGAAACTGGGCAACAAACAGTCCCCGTGTGGGGTCTTTTGCGGCAACAGAGGATGAGCCTGCATAGTCACCATGGTCTCTTTGAGTTGATGACCACGTGGTTCCACTTACGTTGTTTATTGTCACTGAAGAATCAAGCGCCACCGCCCCGGCATTAACCAGGGTAAACCGTATAAAGTACTTGGTTTGTCCAGACACGGTTGCCGTCCCCCAGTCATTGGGGGATGCAAAGTGAAAAACACTTGTTGCATTTGATAAATGATTTGTTGCGTTGTCGCCAATAAATCCGGTTCGCTCGTTAACCGAAATATATTTCCAGTCAGAATCCTGGGTGCTGTAGTACTCAGCCTTGTAGGTAATGGCGTTTGTGTTTGTTGCTGTTAGCTGAACAGCTATACCTAAAACTTTTGAAAGGTCGTTGTTTGTACCCAGGTCTGATATTTCATCAAAGCCCACATACCAGTAATCGCCCACTGCTTCGGAGTTAAGGCTAAGGGTTGAGCCTTCGGCTACCGCAGAATAACTTCCGCCCGCCGCCTTCCCAACAAAAACCTGGGATTGAGTGGTGACGCCAAGTCCGGTGACAACCATGGATGTTATGCCAGTATAGCCTGGCCGTTGTTCGATAACCCCTAAAGGAGCCCAGACATTAAGAGCCTCCGCGCACTCCTCTGGCCCAGCAAGATCTGGTTGCTGATTGATGCCCTTGTTACATTTGAGCACCAAGTGCTGATACTCTCGACGCCCCATTCACAGACTCCTTACGCACTAGGTGATGCCTCTGATGGCTTTCTTTTTCGAGTTCTTTTGCGTTTAATTTCTTCTGTAGATTTCTTAATAAGGTCAGCAGCAAAGTCTTCCTCTACGGGTTTAACTTCTTTTTGACCGTGAACAAATTCAAGAAACTGAGACTTAGTTGGAACCGAGTACTGTGGATCTACTAGTCGAAAGTAAATTCTTTTCGTAGTAAGGTATTTTTCTTCTTCAATGTGAGCAGAAATTTCTTCTGGCTTTCTGTGCCCGCGCTTCTTTGCCTCAGACACAACTGAAGATTCGCTTCGGCCAAGCTCTGCGCCTGGGTCCATGAGCTTTAAATAAGCCCGTAAATCATCCAGGCTCCAGTCATCAACGTTTTTTGGGTTGGGCTCAAACTCGGTTGGCGCACGAGACTTAATAGAGCAGCCGCGAATAGCTGCTTCTGAAATAGCATCTCGGTTTAACCACCATTTAGCTTGGTTTGCAGGAAGAGCCCGACGCTTAAACGGAGGAATCTCAATTCGTCTTTGTGGTAAGTTTAAGGCTTCAATTGCCCCGTCTTTAGCAATGTATGATTTCATTCCCATATCGAACTTATTCATCAACATCCGAGGTTCTCTTTTGGGGTTATCAATTTCAACCATTTGCCAGCGACGGTCTACAAATAACTTAGACAAAACTTTTTCAGGAGCATCAGGATTACCTGTAATGTTTGCAATCCAAATCAAACCATCATCTTCGTCCTCATAAACACCGCCAACGTCTTCCTCGACAATTGAAACAAGAGGACTTCTTGATTCAACAAACTTGTCAGCGACAGCTTGGATAAAATCCTGTTCTCGGTTTGATTCTAAAATAATTTGCTTGCCGTTAAACACAATGCTTTGAGGTACGCCTGTGTTGTTCTTTAGTGTTACTAGTGCCATTTGTTTTCAATCCCTTAGTAAATAAACTCAGCAGAATCTTCGCTGCTGCTGCGAATTACGGTTACAGTTCCGTGAGGTCTTCCTCTGCTAACATCTTTATAAAAATCCATGCGAAGCTCTTGACGCTCTGCAGCCCAAGACTGAGGAGCAACTTCATCCGCCCTGGTTCTTAAGTCAATTGCAGCTGAATAAAAAATAAGTTCGTGATGGTCTGGGGCTACCAGTTCTGGCTCGTCGTTGTCTGAAGACATTTCTTCTGGCTCAGCCATGTATTCAATGCGAAGAGTACGATTGTCGCTTGGGCCGCTAGATCCCCACTGCAAAGTGCTTCGGTCTTTCCAGTGAACGTCGCCCAAAAAACCACTATCATCAAACACCAGTGGATGCCCAGGATCGCTGTTTGTTACATCAATGATTCGAGCTATCTGATTTTTTCCAATACTAGAAGGAAGGGAAAGCGTGACTGCGCCCGACAGCCAAGTAATTTCCGTAACAGAGGAAAACCATTGGCGAATACCTTCTTGCCTAGCTTTTCGGTACTCTCGCGCATAAGCGCGATTGATAGCTTTCTTGATTTGCGCAGTTGTAAAGTCTTGGTCTGTCTGCGAACTGTTAAAGTTCAGCAGCTCAGCTACCTCATCTTGCAGAGTTTTGAAGTCCATTACGCATCCAATGGCGGAAGCTCAAAAGAATCTTCTACTTTCCCTTGCGCCTCAACCCGTTTTTCAAGGTTTACTACATCGCTACGCGCATGCTTGTCAGCCATTATAACCGAAGCAGCATCCGACTTCTGTGCGCTCTTTAAGAGATCTGCCGTTGCTTCGTGAGCTACGTCATCAATAGCCCCAGAAAGATCCCGGCCTTTTTCTCTTGCAGACTCGCGCATCCGTCTTTCAATAGGCGTTAACCAAAGCCGTACTGACTCCAAAAAACGACCAGACAATACATCATCCGTGCCCATCCCAAAGCTTTCATCAAGCGTTGCAATAAACATAGGGACACGGAACAAACTGTCCCAATCCCTGCGAGTGCTGCCATTCTTGCCAAAGATAGGGCCACGCTCTTTTTTAACCATGGTTGTTTGCCCGTCATCCCCGACAACAGGATCTACATCCCACCGAAGGCGGTAACTTACAGGGTCATCAACCGAACCCGTATCTTGCACATGATAGAGCTGAACCAGGGCAAAAGACCCTGGATTCAACTCATCATCATTTTGCCGTTGCCGACCCGCCCAAGCCAACCGCAGTTGTGGATGCAGCTGAGAAAGACGACGACACACCCAACCAGGAGGATGCATCAGACCGGGCTAACCGTACCAGGAGTGGTAATTCCACCACCTGCAGACTCTGCAAAAATGCAGTAAACTTTTACCGCAGAGCCGGTCAAACTTCCGCCAGCAACAGTATCAAGGACAATCGAGACCTTGTTGTTGGTGGTGTCTGTTGACGTCCACGACATATCTACAACGCTGCCATCCGTAGGACGAGTAGTTGTAGCATGAAGAACCATTAGAGGCGTAGCTCCAGAGGGCCCGCCGTGTGCAATGGACTCAGTTTTACCAGCTACGGGAGTGCTTAAGCTTAGCTCCGTAATGGTAAATGGAGTCATAGAAATATTTGCTTGTGTGCTAGTTAAAGCCATTTCGGCCTCCTATTACTGGTAACCAACGTCCCAGGAAGTAATTGTTACTGCTCCAGCTACATCTGATGCATGCAACATATAAACAAATGGGATAACCACTTCGCCATTGTCAAACGTAAAGGCTGCTGAAGCAGTCGGAGCTGCTCCATCAATTTGATACGTAACAACGCCAGCAGCGCTAACCAAAACTTTTAGAGTCTTAGTTGCTGCATCAGCCCAGTTGTCAGTGGTGTCAGTGGTTACAGTTGCAGCGGCATTTATAATTGTTTCTGTTTTAATGTCACCAGAAATAACGTTAAACGCAGCCATCTCATCATAATTATCAAGAGCTGCCTGATACGTTTCAGCTTTACGAAAACCAGCTGCAAGGTCATCGGTGCCACTGACATCGGGAATATTGATAGTGCATGCAAAGTAAAACGCAGGGTCTGTTCCCACGACAAACTGAACGCCCCCAGAGCCCGTTACAGGATCTGTCGAAAGTTCCATTCCATCATTATCTGTTTGGTCTTGCCCAATATTTAAACCGGTTGCGGTAACAGCCGGGATAAGAATTGTTTGAGTACCATTAACGTGATGATACAGCGTTTCGTTGTTGCTGAACTTCAGAATGTTTTCACTGCCTGTTGAACCAGCGGTTGCCCCGCCAATCCCCGCCAAGGTTCCAGTGATCCCCGAACCCGCGCTCGTAAAATCAATGTATTGTTTTTTTCGTCTAGCCATCTTCTAATCTCCTAAATTCGTACGCACAAAACGTAAAGCTCACCGGTGCCCGATGCACTTGACGCTGCAAGTTTTCCACCCTTGGACACTTCGTAATAAACATCATCAATCTCATCGGCTCGACCGATGTCTTTATCCCCAGCGCAAGCTGCAGTTGTCGCGATGGTATTGGAACCATCTGTAAGCGTTACAACGCCACAGGCACCGCCTGTTGCATTCGCCCACATATCAACAACACGCACCTTAAAGTCCAGGTTATCAACTAAGTTTGCTGATGAAGTAGTAACTGATAAATGTAAAACAAAGGGTGGTGTTCCAAGCTTGTTTCCCTTGCGAGCAAGGGGGCGACCCGAAATACCTCTGTTATCTGCCATAATAATCCTCCAGTCCAACCATAAAAAGGAGAGCTAAGCTCCCCTCTTCACATTAATATGCAGTTGCCTTGTTGTCGTTAAGGTCAGTAATCTTACCGCAAGTATGACGCTCTTTGATATACATCTCCGCAATTTCGATTGCAGTTGCAGTGTACATACCTGAAACATCAGACCGTTTAAAGATTGACCCGCCTTCACGGCGCCACCCAAGCTGCTTCTGAACTGCACGATAAATCTTGCTGAAGTCACAGAAGAACATGGTGTTATGCAGACAGTCGGTATCAACCATGATGTCAACGCGTCCCAGTGCAGACTGGAATGCGGCAACAGCTAAACCGCCAACCTTGCTTTCAGGAGTCAGACGAAGTTCACCTTCGTAAAGCTCCTCGACATTGATTGCTTGCCAGCTATCACAAAGAACAGTCAGGCCATCCGATGGACGCTCTGAGCCGCTTCGCTGCTGAATGCCTGCAAGCATTTGCCGAAACAATGATGGGGTCAGGTCACGCTTGGTTCCGCTGTTGCTAAGAACAGTGGACGAGTAGCGAGGAAAAGCTGCCACATCAATGTTCTGAAACGTTGATGCTGAGTCACCGATTAGCTTATCAAGACCTGTTACAGCGCGGTTAACGCAGCCGTTCCAGACCAAAACATCGCTATCCGCACTGGTTGCAGGAAGAGCCCCTGTAAAATTAACAAGAGAATTTCCATCTGCATTTAATGCGCTTTCAACATTTGAAACAACAACGTTGCCATCCTTGGATGTAAGAGCAGCGTTGAACATGTTGTATGTTCCGCCGTCCCAAAGCATTCGGGCGTCATCAACAGGGCAATCCGCTGCAGCTGAATGACCATTTGCAATAGTTGCTACGGTGCCTGTCCCATCTCGAAAGAAGAAACCGTTTTCAAATTTGAGGATGTTATTCATCAGTCCTTTGACTTCAGAGGTAACAACGTCTCGCGCTACGTTTGGAGACTTCGCTGCAGTTGCCATGGCACCGTCAGTAATCTGAACAGAGCCCACGGTAAACTTACGCGTAGCCTGATAGGTTTGGTAGTCTTGCTTATCAGCTACAGGGAAGGCTCCGCCATCCTCAACATAACCAATGGAAGTACTACGTGCTGTGTGAATCTTGCCCTCAATATGAGAACCAGTCCACTTGTCGTCTTGGCGAACCAATGAACGAGCTTTTGAAGTATGATTAAGGGTCTCAACTACACCGTCTAAAAAACGGGTAAACGTTAAGCCCACGTTTCCAATATTAACACCTGCCATAATTAACTCCTCTAGACCGCTGGCTCATTGGCCGCGATCCAGTCTATGTGGCTATCAAACCCTGCTTTGCGAAGCTGAGACAACGACGGCATTCCCATGCCCTTGGTCGCTTTTCGTCTGCCCCCCGCTGCGGGCCTTGGGACCGCTCGGCCTTTTCTAATTTTCTTGCCCGTTGTCTTTGAGCGAACAGCCATTCGGGCATTCGCATAAGAGTCCAGGTAAGTCTTAAGCCGTGCAGCCGCATCTTTGGGTTCTATCCCGTAAGCACCTGCCATTGCTAAAACCATCTCCTCCGCATCGTTGGAGAGTTTTTTAGCATCTTCTTTTTCAAAACCGTCAAGGAGTACTTGGTTTGTGACAACTTCAGTTTGATGATTGTAATAATCATACCGAGCTTTCCGCTCAGCTTCCTGTTGTTGTTTTTGCCGGCTCGCCCGGTCCTGTTGAATCTCTTGTCGCAGTGCGGCAATTTGTGATTCTGCCAATGAACTGCTTTTGGTATTCGCCTCTTTGAGGATGTCTACCTTGAGCTGCTCAAGTGGACTAAGGTTGCTGTACTCCTCTTTCTGCTTTTGTTGCGACAACATCTGAAGCTGCTGTTGCTGCATCTGCAGTTGCCGCGCAACAGCGTCATTGTTTCCAGTTTTAGCTTGTTGTTGCATCTGCTGTTGCATTGCCACAAGTTGCTGCTGGAAATACTGATTCTGCTGCTGGACGTGTTGTTCAAGTTGCTTGTTGCGATTCGCTAAAGATTGAATTCTCTTCTGAGCCCGTGGAGTTGAAGCCGTTGTTTCCTCTGGCTCTAGGTCCTCGCCCTCAAATGAAGAGCTATCAATGCCTGGCTCTTCGCTAAGCTCATCGCCTAACTCGTCCTCGACATCCGTTTCATTGTATCCTGCGGCTCCTCCAAGCTCATCACTCAGACCTTGAAATTCTGAGTAGTCATGAACTGCTGAATCATCAACCGCACCTTCCAGGGGAAGCCCCTCGTTAGTGCCTAGAGTATCCACGTCTCCCATTGAAACATCTGCCATTTTATTTCACTTTCTGCAAATTACGTTTGCTAAACGAACAGGTGCTCTCCACAAGTAACTACGGCGCTATCGGCGCGACTCGGATGCAACTTGTAAATTGCAGTACGATTAAACAGCTGGATACAGTTTGTGTCAACACATGTCGATTAAATGTGTGGGGGAGTTGCTGAATGTATACATGTAAACAAAAGTTTCACGTGAAACAGTGGCGCTTGGTGGGGTAATTTAGAATTTTCTATTCTATACCATTAGCCTTCGCGGTTAGCGGTAACCCTGGCGGTTTGCTCTGCCTGCCTGTCAGCCATGCCTACTTGCTCATTGGCTTCCTGCCCGATGCTGCCTGAGCGACCGGGCTCTTGAACTCTTCCTGGCCTATTCATGGTTCCGCCTGGAGCGCTTTGATCTGGACCGCCAACACCGGGTCCACCCATGCCGCCGCCCATGCCGCCGCCCATGCCCTCAACTTCACCAGGGGGCATGCCCTGAGAGGCCCACGCAGTGTAGAACATCCAGACCTGTCGAACCATTTCTTTTGATTCGTCGGACGCACGTCGGCCCGGCCCACGCAACCAACCCAAAAGCTCCTCGGCAAAGATAAACGGGTCATCCTCAACCGATGGGTAATGGGTTTCGCCATTCTCAATAAGGTAAGGAATACGGCTAGCTACAGCTCTTTCAGTAGATTCAGCATCGTAACCAGACTGCGGAAGTCTTAGCTTGGCGTGACGCATAAACGCCTTCATGTCCGGCTGACCTGTTTGCATGTCCATGAATACGCCGGCATTCAAAAGGTCCATTGCCTGAGTCATCCGAACCGCTGGGTTTCGGCTTAACCCGTCTTCCTGCTCAAGCTGGATATCAAAACCGGGGGACAAATGTATGGCGTCAAATGAGTAGGTTTGCATCCCATCCGGTCCAATGACGGTAAACTTTCTGTCTGGGTGGTAATACGCCTGGACCAGCATAAGGGCCGCCCGGTGCATCTCCTTCCACTCGGAGTTATTGCGCATGATGATGGGGCCAACCTGTTGGTCCGCTTCTGCTTCGATAATCGCCATGGCCCGACCGTTGGGGTCGCTCATGGTAATGCCGGCCTCCTGGTCTGTGACTGCTGCTTGCTGACGGATATCTGCGGCTAATTGCGCATTGCGTCGAAAGACGTCCTGGGGAACCGGCGGCGGTGTTTCAAAATAGTTTCGCCCGGCTGCCGCGTTATAGGTGACAACCTGCGCCGAAGTAGCCGTTAGCTCATCAGCGGTAATTCTTGAACCAATAGCTTTAAAGAACTTTGGTTTCAGCAGAAGCTCTATGTGTTCCCGTATCTGAGTTTCAACTTGATTGATTTCTCTCTGACGGTGCCATGACTGGGCCAGGAAGGGCTCGCCCCAAAACTCGCCATCGTTTTTATCGAACATAAAGTGGAAGATAGGGAACCGGTTAAACATATAATAAGGTGACTCCATCTCCCTTACCACGTTGTCGTTGACCATAAACAGGCAGCGACCCTTTGGGTACTGCGGGGTTTTCTTTTCGTAAAACTCATAGATGTAGCAATGGTCATCTAGGCTTTCCGAATTTCCGTAAGTGTCCGTGCTGTTGTATCTGGCTTGGGCCGTGTGATCAGACTGAATGTTTCCTTCGCTTTTGATAATGTTTCCAAACTCAGGAAACCTTGCTCTCGCCTCTGCTACTGGCACAACTTCTCGAAGACAGACAGTCTGGGCAAACTCAAGAGACTCCGCGCCGGGATCGATAAACACGTCACGAGGGTCACGAACTCGTATCTTAATGTCCCCTTCATTTGCAGGGATAAGAGGCGGAGTGGGTGCGTCAATAGGCAGTGGGCCCATTTGCATCTCTTCAGGGTCTGGAAGTGACACCGGATGGGGAACAACCCCGGATGCTGCATCCTGCATTTGAGAAGACGCCATGGCGGCCTCTCGCTCAGCCATCATGTCGGCTTCGGCTTCCTTCTGGGCTGCGCACTGAGGGCACTCTTCATCTACGGAGTCATGAGTGTATTCGTAGTAATCGCAAATCTCACAGTAAGAGATGTCTTCGCCCGCTGCATAATCCCACGAAACCTGCATAAAAGAGTTGCCGGCCCACGGAAGTTTGTTGTTTACGTCCAGGTATTTAACGTCGAGGTTTTCTTTTCGCCTCAAGTACTGGAGAAATCCAGATGCTGCCCGTGCTCCGTGCTGCTCCTCAAAGTCTGACGTTGCAGGAAGAACGGTGCAAGTCGGTATAGTTCTGGTTAGCTTGCCGACAAGTGACCGGGCCGTTGGGCGCAGGACATTGTTAACGCTGCGCAGGCGCTTGGAGTCTTCAGATGTTAGGCGAACAATTTCACCAGTATCTTTATGGCGAACCACTAACTGGTCACCCTTCAGGTAAAGACGGTACAGCTCCCAGTCGCGCTCGTAGTATTGCTTTGAGTCATGGGACTGAGTGAACCATTCCTTTAGTCGAGCGGAAAGCTCCTTGTCTTCCTCTGTCTGGTCGTATCTTTCGGACTTAGTGTAGCCGTCGATAAGACCGGCAAAATCTACACTCTTATCTTCTTCAGGCATTTTACGCTCACTTGTTTAATTCGTGTGTGACATCCATAAAACGCATAGACATACTACTCAACTGTTCTTGTCGTTTACGTAACCGCTCCCGCATCATCTGCCCGGCTTCCTCGGGGTTCATTTGAGCTTGGGGATTCTGACCCATTTCTGGTCCCATTTCACCCATGGGCATTTGGCCTGGCATTTCCGGCGGTCCTGGAATCTGGCCCATTTCTGGTCCCATTTCCGCCTCGTACATTTCACCATCGGTTAACGGGTTATTTACTGGCTCGTTAAGAACATCATCTTCATACATGTCCTCTGGCTCAAGGGCCCCGTAAGGGCTGCCGTTCTGGTATCCTGCGGGTTGTCCAATTGAATCTCGGTATGGCATTAGAATGGTCCTCCAACCCTTGTGGGGCCTAGCAGTTTCTGAAGCAGGGCATCTCTTTCTGCCTTTTCTTGTTTCGTTATCTGGTATGGCGGAAGAGGATCAAACCCAAGGGCAGGGTCATAGTTTGGATTGCGTATAGTTGGTATGCCAAGCTGGACATCGTACGCTGAGCCAAACCTCATGCTGGGCTGAACCGGCTCCCTGAACTCCATGCCTGCGTCTCTAATGCCCTGATCGTAAGAAGCCAAAGATGCTTCCTTCTGGGCTCTTCGCAAATTCTGCCTACCTCTTGAGCGCCCTGGGCGACGTCTCTTTCTTTTTTTCTGCCCCATTGAATCATTGGTGTCAGCATCTGAGGATTGATTGGCCAATATCTGACTTTGCATCTGAGACATTTGATTTGTCTCTTCGCTAAACAATCCAGAAGGAGCTGCATCAACGGCAGGGTCTCCATAAAAATTTGAAGGGTAACCCATCTGAACATCTGCCATGGCCGGCATTTCAACAGTGGGCTCACGGCTCATTGCCGGAGTGTAAAACCCTTCTGTTTCTGGTAGGTCTTCCCCGTAGGCTCGGTATTCATTTTCGTAACCCGCCTGAACATCTGCCATGGCCGGCATTTGCACACCGGTCGGAAACTTTTCAATGCCCATGGTTCTAAGCGTAGGATAATCATTGACGCTGCCTTGGTCGCGAAGAATATCCCATTGCTGCTGATAGGGAACCCCTGACGTTTCTGCGTTTGCAAATCGAACACTTCCCCCAATGTCTGTAATATCCTGCTCGTTTTGCGCCGCCTCGCGAGCCGCGTCGTCACCCATTACAACCTGGTCCAGTCTTGGCATTCCAACAGTGGGCTCACGACTCATTGCAGCCAAGCCGGGGCTTTCTTCGGTCTCTAAGGGGTTTTCACCGTAAGATCTGTAATCATTTTCATACCCCATCTGAACATCTGCCATTGAGGGCATTCCAACAGTAGGCGGCTGGCGACTCATTGCAGGAGTATCGAAGTATCCTTCGGTGTCTGGTAGGTCTTCCCCGTAGGCTCGGTACTCATTCTCGTAGCCCATCTGAACATCTGCCATTGCGGGCATTTTCATCCCCTGTACTGCGGCATTCTCTGCGGCTGAGTTGGGGGTTCTTCCGGCCTGCATCTGGCCCATGGACCCGGGCATTGTAAGAAAAGGGCTGTCGGCAGCGTACATGCCCTCGGCATCCATGCCCGAGAAATACTCGGCATCTGAAACACCGCCACCTCCGCCCTCTAGGTAAGCTGTTGCCTGAACAGCTTCTTCCCAGTTACTAGGCTGCATGCCTTTCGATTTACCTTCGCCGTTATACCACTTGTCATACTCGGTCATTGACCCGCCGAAACGAGCAAGAACCGCTTCAAATGCTTGCTTATTAATCTCTCGTTTTTTTGTTGAGGCCGCATGCATGGCTCGCCCGACTACATCGTTTTTGTCCGGCTCAACGTTTCCGCCATAGATGCTTCTAAGCTTCTCAGCTGTCTGGTTTCCGTAGAGAGGGTTAACCACCCCGTCAGCAAACATCTGGCTTCTGAACTCTTCTGCGTTATCGTAGTTCTCTGGCTTGTGGTGGTCCATCCAGTTTTTCTGGGCAAGCGCCGTCCCTCTTGCGATCATGTCTTCCATGCCGCCCATTGCCAAGGCTTCCATTGAGCCAACCTCATTGTAGCCAGGAGCATCGGGGTACAATCCAAAGTTTGACAATTCACTTCGGCGATCATCTCTTTGACCCGCCGCATCTTCTTTGTGGGCGTCCTCCCACAAGTGTGCAAGATTAGGCTTGGGTTTCTCTTGCCCCATGCTTACTGCCAAGTCTCCCATCTCAACCGCTACGTCATGACCTGGATACACTCCAAAGTTGGACATATCGCTTCGCATTTCATCTCGCCGAACAGCAGCCTCTTCATCAAAGCTGGCTGCATCTACACTTCTTCCGGTCTCCACCGCTGCCATCTGAGCATCAAGCGCCTCCATGTCAATGGGGCCAGCGAGGGATTGCTCTGGGTCAACATAGACGTCATCGCGTGGGCCTCCAAAATCCAGGGGGCCTTCTACGTCACTTCGGTAGATAGGTTGATCTATCGGATACTCGTCATAGCTTGGAGCCAGGCCAAATGCGCCAGAGCCCATCGTCCGCTCTTCAAATGGGTCATAGCCGCCAGGGCCACCGCTCGCAAACTGCTGTTGCTGCTGAGCCAATTTTCGGTTGCGATTAAACCGGTCAATAAGCCGCTGCCTCATTTCGCTGTATTCCATAACAAACTCCTATACGATGTCGTAATCTCGTAGGTTTATTTCCCGGCCATCCGTGGTCGTAACAAACTGAGGCTCTGGCTCCTGCTCGGCATCGTCGGTTGCCTTCATTGCATCCTTAAGCATTTCAATGCGAACGTCACTCTCTTTTTCCATGACCTTGGCTTCCACCCGCTCTTGCAGTGTCTGAGCTTTTAGATTGTCGATGGTCTGGCCGAGAAGCTCAACATAATCTTTCTT